TTATTCCGGCATTTTTGTGGTATTTGTGGCAAAATTTGTGGTATTTTCATCTGTTTTTAGTGTGAAAAAAGCATCTACTTTGGACTGATTATATTGACGCAAATTAGAACTTAGATGACTATAGTATTTCAAGGTTGTATTAATATCATCATGACCAAGTCTATCAGCTACATATATAATATCCATGCCAGCTTCTACACATAAGCCTGTGTGCGTATGTCGTAGCTTGTGTAATGTCACTGGTTCAGAATTAATTGTATTACATATCTTCTTCAAAGCTTTATTACATGACGCGTTGTCAATGGGCTTATTGTGGTAAGTGATGAATAATAACATCAACGGATTCTGTATATCATGTTCTTTCATATAATCAGTATGCCATGTAAGATAAGACTGTAAATATTGAACAGTAGAGTTATCAATATAAATCACACGTGATTTTTTTGTCTTGGTATCAATGAATGTATTAGTGTACTTATAATCCCACGCTTTATTGACTGTTATAGAACGTTTAGCGAAATTAATATCTTTCTTTGTTAGTGCAATAATCTCTTCGAACCTCATACCTGTTTGCACTGCTAGAAAGATAACTGCTCGTGATATAGAATGAAAATTTGCAAGTTCTTCTAATAGTAAATGAACCTTGTCGGTTTCCATAAATTGTGCTTTTGTTTTTGCCACATCATGTCCGCTTATATGAGCGCCTATGGCTGGGTTTTTCTTCATGTAGCCTAAATGGACAGCTTTATTAAAAATCGCTCTAATTTTGCGGTGCCGGGTGTCTACAGTGGATATTGCATAGTCTACAGATAAATGATTAATAAATTGTTGATACTGCACAGCATCAATCGAATTAAGTTTAATTTTTTCATCGAAATAATCAACGAACTGATTATAAGCAAGATCATATAAATTAATTGTAGATTGACTGCTTTTTCCATCTTTAAAAGTTTTCATGAATAATTCGTAAAACTCTTTGAATTTCCACTCTTTTAAAGAACTACTATCATGTTCAGCTTGTTTTAATAATTTAGACGCTTTATACATTAAGTTTGTTTCACTTGTATCTGTCAAACGCTTTTCTTTCCATTCACCGTCGACTTTGATGCGCAAACGAACGGCGTATTTTCCATTTTTTAACTTTTTAATTTTCATTAATAGCACCACCTCTTTGATTTGGAACGTATGTTCTTTTGAAGGGTACAGCAAACTATGTTAAAATATATTTGCATACTCTATGTGTGTATATTTAAAAACGCTTGTCTCTTGCGGGGAGGGCGTTTTTTTAGTTTGTTAATGTTTTAATTGCATTCGTATAGCTATCATCCAAGGATTCCAATGCAATCTCGAACTGGTTATAATAGTAATCAATATCTTTGGCACCATCGAGTTGCTCGTTTACGTAATCTTCAATTGATGCGAGAGTAGTTATTGCTTCTTTCCAATAATCATATGCTGCGTCAGAATATTTATCAGACTTAACGTCGCTAAGCATTGAGCTCGAATGTTCAGAACTTTCGTCACTTAAATTACTAATTACAGTTAACTCTTGTTTTAAATTACTGCTATCATCATTTTTAATATCATTATTGATAGATGGAATTAAAGTATTTCTTATGCTATTTTGCATATCTTCTATGGCATTTATATTGTTTTTTTTGTTTAATGTTGGAAGGCTTTTTTCGAAATCTTCATCACTTGCAGAACTAGTGTCGTTTACATCATCATAGTTTGTATCCTTATTTTCTCCGTAATAATTTGTATTTGAGGAAGCCTCTTGTTTTTTAGGAGTTTCTTTTTTTGGGGCATCAGTATTAGTAGCAATAAAAACGCCACCTAAAAAGAATAAAAACGATAAGGGGATGACAGCTAACTTAGATATATGTTGATACTTTTTAAAATTCATTTTTCCAGACAATAGTAATAAAAATATATAAATCAATGCCATTGCGATGATCCAAAAAGAAAATATTATGAAAAAATTACTGTCAGAGATATCTGCAACGAAAAGCCATAAAGTATAACTAATGGCTAAAAAAGTTATACCTTTCATTAATTTTTTTGATCTATCATTTTTCTTAATTGCTAATACAAAGAAAACTATACTAACTATCAAACTGGCTAAAAATAACAATCCAAAACTCCACATTTTCATTCTCTCCCTTTATTTAATTTTATCTAAAACTTATAGCATGAGTGCCTAACAGGCTACAATCTGAATACTACTCCTGAAAATAACTATATACCCATTGCATTCTACAACGTTCCCATGCTTACTTTTATAATACTCGATAGAATGTTTTAAAAATTCTTCTGTAACTTCTAAAAAATCCGCAACCTCGTAGTACTCAGTAAAACCTTCATAATAAGCATCAATAATTTTACGCAAAGGTACTAGTGACTCATAGCCCCAATTTCTAGCAAGATTTTCCTGTTTTCTATCATTAACTGTTTCTTGTTTAATAATATTACCAACAGTCAAATGATGATGTCCAACTTCCTCTGCTAATGTACAGCGCATTTCAATATCATTTTGTTGAGGATTTACGAATATTCTACTATTATAGTATAATCCTTTGTGAACCGACTCCATTGATCCATCTTCGATGATCGTCAGTTCAGGATATTTTTTTCTATATTTATCTAACCACATAAAACTATCTCATCCCATTCTCTCATCATTTATATTTTTGTTGTATAAAATCTATGTATTCCAATATTTTCTTCATATCTTCCTCTGTTGCATCATCATCAATGTGTGCAGCTATAGTCACTGCTTCTTTTGGAACCTCATTATTTAAGTGCGGATTTTCTGTTCTTCCTAATAAATAATCGGTAGAGACATTGAAGTAGTCTGCGACTTTTTTTAATTTATCGGATGAAGGATTATTTTGTTTCCAAGAATATATAGAATTTTTTCCAAAGCCTACATCAGATTCCAATTTGGAAACTGGTATTCCTCTTTTACTACATAATTCTTTAACTCTATCAAACGCTGTCATTGCAACCACCTTAAGGAGCTTATAAAATACTTTAAAGAAAATTATAGAAAAATATTTGACATCTACAATAATCTTTAATATACTATGTTCATAAGCTAATTATTTAGCTAAATAAAACAACAAATAAATCCATGAAAATTCGTTCCCCAACGATCAATGGCTTAACTGTAGGCTTATTTAGCTATGTATGTATTCTACAATAATCTTTAATAGTTGTCAACAATATGCTAAATAATTAGCTAATAAGGGAGAAAGGAGTGACGGAGAAGTGAACAAAAGATATTTAAAAAGCAAAAAAACCAACATTCAACAAATTGAAGTTGGTCTTTACAAAAATTATGAAATTAAAGCTAAGTATGGAGCGCCAGAAATTGATACGAATAAAGTGAAAAAGGTTCTTACAATTTACTTTGATAGAGGAGGACAATAAATTGAAAAAAATATCTTGTGAATTATTAATTCCGATGATCGTGTCGATATTAACTTCTGTAGGCATAACTTTATTACTTCAAAAATTGTTTGGTTAACCAATAATTTATCCAGAATACAACAATTGATGTCACTACAGAAACCCCAAACGGAATTATTATACTGGTTACAAAAAAAGATTTATTCTTTTCCTTCTTTATATCAAACATTTTAATACCTGCTGTAGTGATAGTTATGTAATAGAAAATTTTATATGACACAAGACCATGCTCTCTCAAATAAGAAAGTTCAGTTTCAATATCTTTCATATCCATTCCACTTATCTTTGGTAGTTCATTAATATTAAAAGATTCTTTTCCCGAATCGACCATTGATTTTAATAATTTTCGTGAATTTTTAGTCAAAATAACGTTATCCAATATAATCACCTCCCAAGCTGATTATACACCAATACAAATAAGAAAGGATGATCCATCATGAATGAAATGCAAAATTTTAATTTTGAACATCAAAATATTCGAACAGTAATAATCAATGAAGAACCGTACTTTGTTGGAAAAGATGTGGCGGAAGTATTGGGATATAGCAACACTCAAAAAGCTATTCTTAACCACGTCGATGAAGAAGACAAGGGGGTAACGAAATGGGACACCCTTGGAGGAAAACAAGAATTGATTGTGATTAACGAATCTGGTCTATATTCTCTGATTTTAAAATCTAAACTTCCAACAGCTAAAAGATTCAAGCGATGGGTAACATCAGAAGTTCTCCCTTCTATTAGAAAGCATGGTATGTATGCACGTGATGAGCTTTTAGATAATCCGGATTTATTACTTGATGTTGTTACTTCCCTTAAAGAAGAGCGCGAAAAACGCCTTATGGCAGAACAGCAAGTAAATGAGTTGCAGCCTAAAGCAACTTATTATGATTTGATATTGCAGAACGATTCGCTTGTTTCAATCAGCAAAATCGCAAAGGATTACGGAATGAGCGGGGTTGCGCTTAACAAGAAACTTCATGAGCTAGGTATCCAATTTAAGCAAGGTAAAACGTGGCTTTTGTATCAAAAATACGCGAGTCGAGGTTACACACAAAGTAAAACAGAGATTGTAAACGGCGGTAAAACAAGTGTCATGCATACGTATTGGACGCAAGCTGGCAGATTGTTTATCTACGATTTATTAAAAACAATCAATATTTATCCAACAATCGAGAGTGAGGAGATTAGAAATGTCTATTGAACACACACGTTTTGCTATTGAAGTATCAGCAAAACTTAAATCAATCCAGATGAAACAGAAGGACTTAGCGAGATTACTAAAAATCAGTGATCCATATTTGTCAGATATTTTAAACGGAAAAAGAAACTCGCCTAAAGTTCGCAAGCAAATAGTAGAAATTTTAGAACTTGATAAAGCTTTAATGTAAGGGAGCTGATCACATTGCCAAGGAAAAGAATTATGGAGAAAAAAGGTAACGATCACTTGCACGGAGTTTGGACATTAGCCGAATTTTCCGAAGCTAGTCCATATAGCTATGGATGGTGGAGAACAAACATACTTAATTATCCAGAAATTAAAAAATTTAGTAACTGGGATAAAGATAGAAATGAAAAATGGGCATTTGACGCTGCCGAGGCAAATGAGTGGTTGCTAAATAAATTTGTTTATAAAGGAGCTAAAACCACATGAACTACGAAAAAGAAATACTCTCACTAATCGATAAAGTCAGAACGTTTGACGAACAATATGCGGCACAAGCTGCAGGTAAATTAGATTTCTTTGAATCTGAAAAAAATATTTCTTATCTCTACACAGACTTGAAAAGCTATGTTATGGATCATGAGAAAAAAACAGAGCGAACATTTAAGTTAAAACATCGTTTGATGTCACCGCTCATAAAACAGTTCTAAAAGAAAAACCCACAGTCATGATAGTAAGTTGCCGCTTACTAAGACTGCGAGTTACGAAATATTATTTGAGTTTATTATAGCACATTTGGAGTGTGAATAAAATGAAAATCTTAGAATGGTTCGGGTTAGTTAGTTATGACGAAAATGAAAATTCCTATGTAAGTAAGTCAGATTTTATCTGGATATTGATTTTTATGGCAAGCATGATGTTTGGATTACTTGTTTCTATATTTACATTTTTGATTAAAGTGGGGTGAAAACTATGCGCGAAGATGTAGAAAATCCACTCGTAGTAGACGACTACTGGAACGACGGTTTTCGGCATTGAGTAGGTTAGCACAAGAACGTGACCGACGCAGGAAGCTTTGGGAGGCAGAATATAAAGCAAACGCCTCTAGGATACAGCGAGAACGTGACGAAAATCGGAAAGAAACGTGGATGAAGATAAAAGAAGCGTTGATGAAGGAGGGAACAAAATGAAATTCCTTGATTTATTTGCCGGCATTGGCGGTTTCCGCCTCGGTATGGAATCGGCAGGGCACGAATGTGTCGGCTTTGTCGAAATTGATAAGTACGCAAGAAAAAGTTATAAAGCAATTCATGAAACGGAAGGAGAATGGGCACGTGAAGACATTACAAAAATTACCGATGCAGAATGGAGAGAATTACGAGGAACAGTTGACGTTATTTGCGGAGGATTCCCTTGCCAAGCATTCTCCATCGCCGGAAAACGATTGGGCTTTTCAGAAACTAGAGGAACTTTGTTCTTCGAAATTGCTCGAGCGGCTAAACAAATCCAACCACGCTATTTATTCCTTGAAAACGTTAAAGGGCTATTATCGCACGACAAAGGGGCAACATTCGCTACAATACTTACCACGCTTGATGAACTGGGGTACGATGCAGAATGGCAGATTTTTAACAGCAAAAATTTCGGAGTTCCCCAAAACAGGGAGCGCGTGTTCATTATCGGACATCTTAGAGGAGAACGTACCGGAAAAGTATTTCCTTTCGGAGGAACAAACAAAACGACTATTGTTGAACAACCACGCCAAATAATTTTAGGCACTACTAAAAATCCTAACGCAAAGGGAAGAAATCAACGACATGACACGTTTTCAATTAATGGCATAATGGGTTGTTTAACAGCAACGGATTATAAGCAGCCAAAGCAAATAGCAATACCAGTACTAACGCCAGATCGACCAGAAAAGCGCCAAAATGGGCGCCGATTTAAGGAAGACGGCGAAGAAATGTTTACGTTGACAGCGCAAGATAAGCATGGGGTTCTTATCAAAGAGGCTACTTCAAAAGGATATGCAGAAGCTTATCCCGGCGATTCAGTAAACATAAGCCATCCTAATTCAGAAACTAGGAGAGGTCGAGTTGGTAAACAGCTAGCAAATACATTGCTAACAGGCGAAGAGCAAGGCGTTGTGACGGATCATTACCGTATTCGCAAGCTAACGCCGCGTGAGTGCTGGCGGCTGCAAGGCTTTCCCGACTGGGCGTTTGATCGAGCGGCAGAAGTAAACAGCAATAGTCAGTTGTACAAACAAGCAGGTAACAGCGTAACGGTGAACGTTATTAGTGCAATAGCAAAAAGACTGGAGGAAACAAAATGAAAAACTTTGAAGTAGGCGAGCGTGTGCAGTTTATCTATGCCGGTAAACTAAGAACAGGTGGTATTAAAAAATTCACTCAAGGGAAAGGTGAGGTTTATGCACATATTGAAGTTGATGATACCCAAGCATGCGTAAGAGTGACAACAGATAACATCGCCAAACTAGACCAACCAGAGCAACAATCCGAAAAAATTAAAAAGATCAATGAAATTATGCTAGAGCTTATTCATCGTAAAGATATGGACATCTTAAATGATGACGATATAACCAAAATGCTCATCGAGGCTTTAAATATTGTAAACACATTAGATGAACCGAAGCCGGTTGTGGTCGTGGAGCAGAAGAAGTGGGTTGTCGGCGTCATAGATAGTGACAGAGAAAACGACACATTTTATTTTGGAGGATTTGACAGTTCAAACAAGAATTTTGATTTCTTCATTGAATCAAAGAGTGAAGCCTATAAATTTACTGAAAAAGAAAAAGCGGAAGCCGTTGCTTTACTGATCGGCGGAACTGTTGAAGAAGTGGAGGCGGAGTAGATATGGCGATATACAAAATAAGAGCGGAAAAACAAGAAATAAAAACTGGTTTTATTTCAATTTTAAATAACCGTAGTATTCCTCTCACGATAAAAGCAGAAAATGCAAAACAAGCCTTTCTACTTGCAGAAGACCATTTACCGGAATTAGCTAGTGGATATAAGTGGCGCTTTGAAATCGTTAAGATTGAACTTTTGGAGGTGCCCAAATGAACGAACAAGAAGCGAAAGCGATTGTGTTGGAGTGGTTGAAAAGAAGAGAAAGTTTTGATCGCTATCCTACTGAAAATCTATTTGAATTAAAAATGGAAGACCTCAGAAGTATCTTGCCAGAAAAGGTAACCACTGCTTATAAAATTCTTTCTCGAACAGCAGAATACGAACTCCTAGCCGAATTTGCAGCGTGGGGATTGAGAGAGGTGGCGGAATAATGTGTGAGTATTGCAAGAATGACTCTATGATGAATAACGAGCCTTTGCTGAGTTTTGATGAAGAATATAAAGAAACAGGTGTCGTTAGACTAGACAGCAATGGCAACTTAGGAGTTTTCGGCTACTACGGTTTAACAGCTAGGAATATCAATTACTGTCCAGTTTGTGGAAGGAGTTTGGGATAATGACTAAACAAAGCCGGAAAAATAAAGAATACGTCTATGAGCTAATTTATACTTTTTTTAGCATTGAGAAGTCACTAGGCATATTCAAAACACGAGCAGCAGCGGAAAGAGCTATGTATGACGATATAGACGACACGCCGAAGCGAATTTATACCGATTATTATGAAATAAATAAACGACCGATATACGAGTAGAAAGGAAGCATCTATATGACCCTTTTTGAAAAAGAACTTAACCAAATATTTGAAATCGCTGAAACGGAGGAAGAGTTAAATAATTTTTTTGATCATGTTGCAACGGCAGGTATGTTCACTAGACCACTATTTTTATACGTTTTAAAATGCCAGTTAGCATTTGACCCTGATTTGAAAAACGAGATAAGAGACGCGTGGAAAGCAAGCAAGGTGAAGGAGGTAAGCAAATAATGATGAACTATTACAGCATTGAAAAAGGTACAAAAGCATATGAGTATTTAGACAAGCTTTTTAATCAAGAAACTGGTGCTTTTTTAGACGAGGTCACAAAACTTATTGGATTTGATGCGAACGGTCACATTGGTATCAATCGTGAAAAATTAATAATCAAAAAATCAACTTTGGAAGAATTTAAACCGGAATGGGTACCAAAATTCAAAAGATATAAAGGTGAATGGATGACTCCAAAAGTTGCGCTAAAGAAGTTAATCAGTTCGTATGCAGAACTTCGAAAAAAATACAATATGGATTATAATTTCATGTGTTTTTGCATAAATAACCGCCTGCTGGGCGGCGTCAAAGTTATCTATGATTTTAATTCCTGCGGATTCGCATATTTGGAGTCTAACCAAGTCGTGGAAAACAATGATTTTGACCAAGTGTCAGAAATTAAGTATCTCGAAAGAAGAGCAGAACTCTTAGCTTTTGAAATTGAACAAAAGAAAAATATGGAGCAGGAGGAAAGCTAATGATACCAACATTCAGAGTCGCAGAGGACGAATTTATAGCTATTTCTACAGCAGAAGAACTTTTAGATTATATCAAACATGCGGAAGAACTTATAAGTATAGTAAGAGAATCAAGAAGCAAAGCCTACAAAGAATTAGCAAATCGAGGCTTACGACCAATGAAGGAGGATGAAGAAAAATGAGTTTTGATAAACGTATTGCATTCACTAATAAATACAATCAACAAGTTTTAGTCAGAAATGTCGGATTTGGTGCCGAACGCTTAGAGGTTACCGCAACAGACAATCCGGTGTTAGCTAAATATTTCACTGACCGAGAACATGCAATGCTTGCGTGTCGGGTAATAGACGAGGCTTTGGGTGTCCGTACTAGACTAGAAAACCGTAAACAGGTGTATATCATAACAAAGGTCAAGAGGGATTGTGACGAATATCTACGAGCTGTCGTGCCGCTTGTTGGTAATTTATCACCTGTAGCAAGTTGGACTAAAGATATAACCGACGCCATAAATTTCACTGATTTCGATAGTATTGCTGTGATGTGTAATTTCGTTGACTCACTTCGCGAAAACGACTATCAACCGAGATGCGGTCATCAGATGTTTTATAAATAGGAGGAACACGAATATGCAATTGGAGGTGAAAAATGACAAAACAAATCATCATTAACGAAGCAAACAGTTTACTTCACAGAAAAAGCAAAGAATTGAGTAAATCAATCATTAAAACACCAAAAGACCTAGAAAGATTCGCGATTGGTTTGGATAAATTATCGCAAGATATGTGGGACTATAAAAACGAATTGGAGGCGATCAAATGAGTATTTTTGCTGGCGATAAGGTAGAGGTGCAGGATAGAACTGGGGTTGAGAAATATGTTATTGATGGTGAAATTTATACAGTTATCAAATTATATGAAAGTGGAATGCTACAGATTCAAGATAATGACGGATTCAGTAAGATTTTCATCCCACGCAATCAAGTGAAGAAAGTCATGGAGGATGTGAATAGGTATTGATTGAATGGAAAATTATCTCATCTGGAAGTAAAGGTAACTGTGTGATTGTTAATGATGTGATGATTGATTGCGGTGTTCCTTTTAAAAGAATTAAAGAACATTTGTATGACATTAATTATTTATTGTTAACTCATATTCATTCTGATCACATCAATTCTAGTACTTTGGAAAACATCAGGAAATTGTTTCCAAAAATAACTATCATTGGTAATTATCAAATAGCACAATTGTATGATATTGATATTATCGGAAACAGTGACTTTAAAATTACATTACCGTCCTTTGAAGTCACACCTTTTGAGTGTTTTCATGACGTTATTACTCAAGGTTACACATGGCGTGTTGATGGTGAAAATATCATTTACGCTACTGACACCAGTTCGCTAGAAAATGCTCCTCATCTAAAATTTGATTATTTGTTTATTGAAAGTAATCACGATGAGAAAAAACTTGAAATGGCGCGTAATAAATCTAAGTACGGATACAATCCTTTCACAGGTGGTAAGCGACATTTGAGTACACAACAATGTAAAACTTTCTACTATTTAAATAGACGAAGTAAAGAAAGTCAGTTAATTGAATTACACAAGAGCGAAAGATTTTATTAGAGGAGGGACAAAAAATGATCATGACAGAGGAAGAGGCGATGATTTTGCTTCTATATAAAGAATGTGACAGTGTTGAGTTTAAAAAGTTTAATGCAAACGTTGAAGAAGCAACGAGCTTTACCAGATTAGCTAATAAACCTAATTTTGAAAGTAACTATGATGAAAATTTAGGTGTTTTGAATTGGTTCACATCCAATCATAAAAATATCGATGTTGTAGCTTTTTTGAAACGAGGTGATAATATTTGAACACTTTGCCTAAATTTAATATCGAATCGCCTGTTGTTACGCAAGGGTCTATCTTATTTCCTGCGTATAAGAAAATAAAAAGCGACTCATTATTATTAGCACAGCAGATTGAAAATATTGAGGTAACAGAAGAGAACGTTAAACAATCTAAAAAATTACTTGCGGCAGTGAATAAAGAAGTAAAGAACTTAGAGTCAGAACGTATTTTAATCAAAAAAGAAATGCTGGAACCTTATAATGAATTTGAAAAACAAGTAAAAGAAATTGTGTCCATTGTAAAAACAGCAGATGAAATGGTCAGACAACAAGTGACGCAAATGGAAGAAGAAGAAAGAGAAGATAAAAAGCTTGTACTAAAACGGATGTTTGAAAAGCGTATCAGAATGTATGACTTTAAAACATATTTCACTTTTGATGATTTTTTAGAAAACAGACATTTGAACAAATCATTATCTATTAACAAAATTGAGTCTGAAATGGTGGAGTGGTTGACAAAAATCGAGACTGAATTAAAGGTCATCGAAACAATGCCTCACGCGGACGAAATCATTGCAGAATATAAAGAATCAAAAGATTTAGCGATTAGTGCGCAAAAAGTTTCTGATAGACATAAAGCACAAAATGAGATTAAAAAGGCGAAAAGTCATACAGAAGTCGTCAAAGATAAAAAAATCACTACTTTCATTTTAGAAGATGAAAAAGACGTAAAACTTGTAGAAATGTTCATGCAACAAAATAAAATAAAATTTAAAAAGGTGGAGAAATAATTATGACGCAAGGTGAAAAATTAGAACAATTAGAATTGGTAGAAGTAGTAATTAAAGAAGGCAAAGCGACTTTACAATTTATTGATATGGACCGTGGGGAATTAAGAGAAGTTATTTTTAATAAGAATGTATTTGACAAAGAAAAAAACGAATTTGTACCAGATGCGGAAAAAGCAGCAAAAGTGGAAGAGTGGTGTCAAGAGTACTTTCAATTAACCTTTGACGATTTATCAAAAGCTGTAGGTGAGAAGAGAGATGTTTATGCCTATGACAAATTTAATAGTCTGTGGGAATCAGAACAAATTGCTAAGTTTGATAAAGATATGGTTGGACAAATCATTTCCTCTACGGTCAAAGATGTTACAGATGACGGTATCGGAGTTCACATTAAATTTGAACATGAGGGGGAAGTTTATCAATCTAATATGACCTATTCAGATTATATGGAAACAATGAAAAAATGGTTTACAAATCCTCAGAAGCAAAGAAAACAATATGAAAAATTTGAAGAGAAATTTGGGATTAGTATTGACAATAAAGAAGAACTGATTGGTAAAGATATCATGGTCGAAGTTAGTTCAGCATTTGGTAAATTTGTTTATGCGGATATTAAACCTTTTCCGAAGAAAAAGAAATAAATAAGAAAAAAAAAGGACAATGAAGTAATTAAGAGCGAGCCATAGTGTTCGCTCTTAACTAAGGAGGGTCAAATGAATAATTTACTTTTCTATGATATTGAGGTATTTAAAGAAGATTCACTTGTCGTATTTAAAGATATTGACAAGAAACTAGTCAAGTTATTTCATAATAACTTTGATGGTGTAAAAGACCTTATAACAGGAAAAACATTAGTTGGTTATAATAACCATTTCTACGATGACTTTATACTGACAGCAATGCTAGATGGATTTACTCCGTATCAAATAAAGAAACTAAATGATGAAATAATTGGAGGTCAGCGAAAGAAAAGAATACACCCATCTATTCATTCTCTTGATTGCTTTCAGCAAATTGATGTTGCTAAGCCTGGTTTGAAAAAGATTGAGGGAAACATGGGGAAAATGATTTTAGAGTCTAGTGTGGACTTTACAATAGACAGGAAACTTACAGAAGATGAGTTAGAAGAAATTATTGATTACTGTTCTTATGATGTAGACACAACAATAGAAGTCTTTCAAATGCGTGAATATAATTATTTCAATGTCAAAGACACATTAATTGAAATGCTCCCACATAATCTTCAATCTAAAGCGCATAAATGGAACACGACGACTATTAGTGCGAATGTTCTGATGGATAAACCGTCACCAAAATGGTCAGATATTCGACTTGGTGAATATGATCCAGAGGGAGATTATGAAATGTTAAAACTTGTACCTCAAGAAGTAGTCGATATTTGGCAAGATAAAGAACAGAAGAAGAAAAGTATTACAATAAAAGAATTTGATTGTGATATTCAGTTTGGATTTGGTGGATTGCATGGTGTTCATTCAACTAGACAAAGATTTGAGAATGTAAAACTATTAGATGTAGCTTCTATGTATCCTCATATCATCCTCAATCTGCAAGCATTAGGACCCGCAACAAATAAATATCATGAGATTTTAAATAAACGAATTGAAGTGAAGCACAAGGATAAAAAGTTATCTGATGCTTTAAAATTAGTTCTCAACTCGGTTTACGGTAACTTGAAAAATCAATACTCCTTACTAAATAATCCAAACGCAGCACTAAGTGTCTGTGTATATGGACAGATAGCCTTATATGAGCTTTGTAAACGTCTTTCACCCTTCGTCACATTGGTAAATATTAATACCGATGGGGTGGCGTTTATGACCTCTAGTAATGAATACAAAACAATATGGAAGGAATGGGAAGAAGACTTTCACTTGACGCTTGAGGAAGACAATTTTGAACTATGGATTCAAAAAGATGTAAATAACTACATCGCTCTACAAAATGGTGAAATTAAGACAAAAGGTGGGGATGTAAGTCGTTATCATTCAGACCAACTATTTAAGAACAATAGTATAAGAATTATAGATATTTGTTTAGTAGAATATCTTGTCAACAATCAAGACGTTTTGACTACAATACAAGAAAATTTAGATAAACCACATCTATTCCAGTACATTCTGCAAGCAGGTGGGACTTATAAAGGAACTTTTGATAGCGATGGTAAACAATATAATAAGATTAATCGAGTATTTGCATCAAGAAAAGAAGGGATTTTGTTACAGAAAAAAAGACAAGATGATGGACTGGTGAGATTTCCAGACACCCCTGACAATATGCTTGTATGGAATGACGAATGTGATAAATTAAAAAACTTTAATCAATTGATTGATATTACTTTCTACTATAATTTAGCGAAACAACGTATTGAGAGGTGGGAATAAATGTGTATGTCGAATATTTAGAAGGAGAAAAACACGACTCATCAGGAGCAGATATATCAGAAAATCATGAAACATTTCAAGATGCAGGTTATTTACTGACAGATGTTGACTTGATTATAGATATCGATAACTTGAGTAAGGAGCAAATTAAAGATATTATTTCCTATTTTGAAATAAAAACACAGATTGTCTGGACAGAGCGAGGCGCACATTTCTATTTTAAAAAACCTAGTGCTTTTAGAGGAGCAAAAGGAATATGTGCGCTTGGTGTAGAGGTCGAATATAAACATGTCGCCAACACGAAATCAATAACTATCAAAAGAAATGGTCATCTAAGAGAAATCGACAACAGTGGTATTCGTGAAGAACTCCCTGGTATTTTCAAAAGCATTCGAAAAGCTTCTGATTTGAATGGGTTGGATGAAGGGGACGGTAGGAATCAAGCGTTATTCAGACACAGGACATTAATTGCAACTATATCTTCATGGTCTCGAATAGTAACGTTCATCAATAACGTCATATTTGCCACACCACTTCCACGTGATGAAATGGACACAATATCACGTGACATGGAAATAAAAGCAGTGAAGGACGGAGAAGCTGCTATTGCTGACTTAATAATGAAAGAAAAACGTATTGTAAAGTATTCGAAACAACTTTTCTACTTTGATGGGAACGAATATATCAGCGATGACGATCAGTTAAAAAGATTAGTATTTAATTACTGCAATGGTCAAAAAACAAGATACGTTGATGAAGTTATCAATCAAATGCACTACAGAGCGAAGTTGATTCCTGATGATGATGTTTTTGATATCAAATTAAAGAATGGGATTTTACGTGATGGTAAGTTCATTGAGATTGATTACACTGATTTCACACCATACTCCATAAACGCAAAATATGACCCTGACACCGAAGCAGTACAGATAGTAGATGAGTATTTGAACCACTTGACCGACTCAGATGAAGATTACAAGAAGTTTGTTCTCGAGATGATGGGATACTGCTTTGTTGTAGATAAAGAAATAAAACGAATGATTGGTCGGTTTTTTATTCTCGTAGGCGGTGGAGGAAATGGAAAAGGGACACTTCTTTCTATTATAAGGTCTATTTTAAATCAGAAGAATTGTACAGGATTGTCTATTAAAAACATGACAGATGAGAGGTATTTCAATGTATTACAAGGTAGGTTAGCAAACTTAGGTGATGATATACAAGATGAGCCGATTAATAACGAGCAAATGAAAGTCTTGAAGAACATATCCACATGTGACTTTGTAGAAATGAGAAAGCTTTATGGGAACGCAAAAAGTGTGGAAATGACACCGACGTTAATTTTCACAAGTAATCACATTATCAAATCATTTGAAAAAGGAGATTCTTATAAACGGAGAGTTACTTGGATGCCGATGTTTACGAAAGTTAATAAAAAGGACAAAAGGTTTATATCTAACATCACAAGTGAAAAAGCGTTGCAATACTGGACTAAATTAGTAGTTGAAGCATATTTCCGTATTTATGAAAACGAGGATTTCACTAAGACCAGTAAAGTAGAAGAATTCAACGCAAGATATCACGAAGATAATGATAGTACTTTGGAATTTGTTCATGATCTGGACATTTTAGATGTAGAAGGAAAACGAGGTCCAGAAATTTACGAAGAATATGAGCTTTGGGCAGAAGAAAATGGATTGAACGTTCAAAGTAAAAGAGGATTGAACGCAACGATTAAAGATGTAATGAATTTAGAGACGAAGGCAGTCAAAATAAATGGCAAGACTGCAAGGATTTATCAGAAGTGTTAATTGTGTGGAATACGAGAAATACTCTGACAATTGGTTACAAAAAAATGTAACCCGAAGCAAAAAATGTAACCTCCTAAAATCGCATAGTACCAGTAGCTGGACACGTAAAAGTTACAAGTTACATTTTTTTCTTAATAAAAAGTATTATATTTAATTTATATTTAAGAACTGTGTACGAAAATAAAAACTTTTTCGCTGTTTTTTTTGTAACCTGTAACCGCGTTCTGGGAGAGTGGGTTTGACGGTTACAGGTTACAAAATAGGTTTTGTAACCGAGTGATTTTGAAAATCGTGGAGAGATAACAATGTTCAGTCATATTCAAAAATTTATAAACAGATGGAAATTTAATCAAGGATGTACATTGAAGCTATGAGTCTTGATGCGACAATTCCATTAAACAAGGAGGAAAAACGAATGAAAATATATCACACAGAAACACAAGAAGATTTTGATGCATTGTTGGGAAAATTGAAAAATGAAGGGTATAGCTGGTTTTTCGGAGAGGTTATTCCGTCATATGACTCGGAGCTTTGGGAACGGAATAAGCAAAATACTGTTGTGCATATAGAGGAAGACGGAGTAAGTTGTGGGAGTCTTTCTTATGCTAAATATTTACACCCCAACACACCAATTGAAAAATACAAAGTGAAACAAGACGAAGTTGCAAAGTGGTTCGATGGCGCTACAAATGCCATGAAAGCATTATCTGCCGGCGGAGTGTCTGTAAAAAACGAAAATACTGACAACGTAAATAATCCATCACATTACACAGCGGGCGGTATTGAAACGCTTGACTACATTAAAGCTAAAGTAAAGGATTATCCGAGTTATGTTGCTGGGAACATACTTAAATACGTTTCGCGTTATGAACACAAGAACGGCATTGAAGATTTGAAGAAAGCACAGTTTTATTTGAATGATTTAATTGAGTGGATGGAGAGTGATTAAATGTCAAAACGATTACGACAAGCGCATTATAAATTAATTGAAGATGAACTTCGTTACTATCATTCTACAAAAAAAGAAATACTAGAAAAACGTGCAAACATTGTCGTGGGATCTATACATCAAGAATTCAAAGATGAGAACCAAGGCGGTGGTTCTTCTGGTCAGATATCAAATGAAGTGGAACAACGTGTGATGTTATTACAAATGGATAGGGAAATACAAAGGATGTCTGATACTGTGAGAGCAATTGAAACAGTATTGAATACTTTGTCTGATGAAGATAAACAACTTGTACAATTCAGATATTGGGATAGGAGTAGACCAACATGGTTATGGATTGCATGTAAGTTGAATATTAGTGAAAGCACAGCAAAAAGAAAACGGAAAGAGATTATTTATAAAATTGCTGAAAGACTAGGATATTAAAAAGTTGACCCGTTTATGACCCGTTTGACATGTTTTTCCGTGCTAATATTATAGAGTAGAGAAGTGAAGATGATTACAAATAAAATAATATATTAAGTCTGCACTTCACTTCTCATCTATAATCACATGATGATATAGCAGTTTAAAAAACGTGTTAATGATTCAGCCTGTTAATATTTGAACTGGAGGTTTTTACTTGGTATAGTAAAAGTAAAAAGGATGGCATCTTATGAATGAAAAGCTTTTAATGAATCAGAGTGATGTTCAAAAAGTAACTTTTAATATTTCAGGGGATTATTTATCAAAAAAAGATGGGTACAATTTATATTATTTGAGTGAATCGTTGAGTTTATTTAATGAGATTGTTGAGAAAACATACTTGTTAGTCGAAAATCGACAACATATGACTGAAAAGGACCGCGAGAATGTATATGTGACTATTCATGATATTCGTGAGGGATCATTTGAAACGGATTTAATCATTCACATTCGTGATGCTACAGTTGCGTTACTTCCTCTGGTTAGTTCTTTAGATTCGAAAACAGTTTGGAAAATGATTAATGAAGCTTATAAATATTTAAAAGCAGTACTAACGGCGAAAAAAGAAGGTGAGAGAGTGTATATTTCAAACAGTGACTCTAATGAGAATGTTAGTATAGTTCATAGTGGCAGCGGAGATGTTATTGTAAATATCCATCCTGATAGTATAAGACTTGCTGAAAAGATCTCTCCTCAAATTGCTAAAATGTCTAATCTTGTTACTGATGATAACTCGGTAACTAATTTATATATAACAGATACTTCGGGAATAGATAAGATAAGCTTTGATGAAAAAGATAAAGAATTATTTAAAAAGTCTACTACGTGGGATAATCAGACTATAACATTTGATGGAACTATTATTACTGCAAACGGAATGACTGTTAGTGGCAAAATTAGAATAGAAGAAGATACAACATTTTTACCTAAAGGGGAATATCTTTACGAATTTATGGAAAAAGATTGTATAGAGGATATAAGGAAATCTTTAATGCTTAAACGAGAAATTGTTGCTATACGAAAAGTGCAATTTGATCCTATTTATTTAAAAGAAAAAGTTGAAAAGCTAAAGATTATTTCAGTAAACTAGCTATTCCAATACTCGTGGCGAAATAGGTAACCGCATCAGTAATGTTCTACAAGAAGTCATGCACACTCGTTATAGACTCTAGCATCTGGCGTGTGTGTAAATAGAAACTACGCTAGTAAACTGTTGACTTCCTGCAAGGTGCAAATCCTTGCCGAGTATATTAATGACAATGCCTTCTCTCTATTTAATAGCAGATACATAGAACAATGAAGTCTAGTACATTGCGTGCTGGGCTTTTTAAATGATTGAGGTGATAGTGATGAAATCATTGGCAAGCGGCTCTACAAATAATAGACAAGACTATTTAAGCATTCGTATACCAAACAAAGGTGATGTTCCTATTATAGAGTATGAAGGTGATGACTACGGACAATTGCCATATCAAGGATTAGAATCGCTTAGGTTGTTATGGGTAACAGATTCAAACCTTGAAACTAAGCCAACCGAAAGATTAAGCTTAGACATTGTATATATTGATGTAGAAAATGAAGGTTCAAGACTATGTATAAATGTTGGAGATTCATTATCTACTGAAAGTAACCTGGCTAAGATTGCAGAAATGAATAGTGAAGAGACTAGATACTAATGCTAACACAAGCAGAACGTCATACATTTTATAAGTCAAAGGCATGGGTAAGCATACGTAAAGAAGTATTAAAGCGTGATAACTATGAATGTCAAGAGTGTAAGAGGCAAGGCAAGGTGTTTACTGATTATCATGATCCAGACAAGCATAAAAGACTCGATGTGGACCATATCAAGGATTTAGAACATCATCCTGAACTTGCGCTTGATATAGATAATCTCACTACTCTGTGTATAAAGTGTCATAACAAAAAACATAATCGCTTTCAATTTAGAAGGAAAATAAATAAATGGGTGAATGATGAACGATGGTGACACCCCCGGGTCAAAGGTTTGCGCTTTAATTTGGCTCTGGGGAACGGTGTGGGGGTCTTCTCCGCAGAAATATTAAAAAGTCTCATGAAGGAGGGAGGGTTGAAAGTGGAATATAACATAAAGAAATTGGAAAAAGAATTGTTATCAAATATTGATACTACTAGTCAGAAAGAACTCGAAAAAGTTAATCGTTATATTAATTTAATACGTATATATTACGAGTTAGACAAAAGCATTGAAGTGGATGGTGCTGTTGTTGTCACTGAAAACGGCTCGCAAAAATTCACGAAAACTAATCCAGCAATACAAGAAAAAAATCGAATCAACACTTCATTATTATCTATTGAACGTTCTTTTATATTCAAAGGCGAAAATGATAATCAAGATGGTAGTGACTTGATATGATATCAAATAAACACGTTGATAACTATATACAGTCGTATGAAAGTGGAAAAATACTACTCAATAAAGAGCGAATCGATCTAATAAATTACTTACAAAAACATGTTCTTAGTAGAGATGATATATATTTTGATGAGACACAAATAGAAAATTATATTGCTTTTAGTGAAAAATGGTACTTTCCTTTGGATAACTGGGAAAAGTTTATTGCACCATTTATTTTTTTATATTTTAAAGAAGACAATGAACTGTTTTATGAAGAGTTCTTTATAACACTTGGTCGCGGTGGCGGTAAGAACGGGTTTATAAGTACATTATCAAATTATTTTATAAGTCCGCTACATGGGATTAACAATTACGATGTTTCGGTAGTAGCGAATTCCGAAGACCAAGCGAAAGTTAGTTTTAAAGAAGTATTTAATACAATAGACGGAAATCCTAAATTGGAAGGCAGCTTTGACGCATGGAAAGCACAGATTATTGGCAAAGGAACCAACAGTGTTTTTAAATTTCAAACGTCAAATGCAAAAACTAAAGATGGTGGTCGTGAAGGCTGTGTTATTTATGATGAAACTCATGAATATGAAGATAGACAAATAATTGATGTATTCTCTGGAGGACTTGGCAAAGTCGCGAATCCCAGAGAATTTTTTATTGGCACCAATGGATTTGTGAGAGCGGGATTTTATGACAAGTTGGAAGAACGTAGTAAAGCAATTTTAAGTGGTGAAAATCTTAACGACCGCATGTTTCCTTTTATTTGTAAGCTAGATGATCCAGAGGAAGTTAAGAATGAAGCTATGTGGGAAAAAGCAAATCCTGCTTTTGAAAAGCCATTAAGTCCTCGTTCTAAACGCTTACTAAATAAAGTTAGAAAACAATATGAAGCATTAACGAATAATCCAAGCGGCAGAGAAGCATTCATGACTAAACGAATGAACCTTCCAGAAGTAGACTTGGAAAAGGTAGTAGCACCGTGGGAAGATATTCTCGCAACTAACCGAGAAATGCCAGAACTCCAAAACCGAGCTTGTATTGGTGCGTTTGACTATGCAAGCGTTAAGGACTTTGCGGCTGTTGGATTGCTGTTTCGTGTAGGCGACGATTATATTTGGAAAACCCATTCTTTTGCTAGAAAAGGATATTTGGATGTTGCAAACCTTAAACCGCCTATCAAAGAATGGGAAAAACAGGGATTACTGACAATTGTTGATGAACCTACAATCGACCCCCGTCATGTTGTCAATTGGTTTGTTGAAATGCGAGAAAGATACGGTATTCAAAAAGTAATTGGAGATAATTTCCGAATGGACCTGATGCGACCATTGTTTGAAGCAGAAGGATTTGAACTGGAGATTATTAGAAATCCACGTGCAGCTCATAGTTTGCTAGCTCCGCGAATTGAAACACTATTTGCTAATCATCGTATTGTGTTTGGAGATAATCCGTTAATGCGATGGTATACAAATAATGTTGCAGTGAAAATCAAACCGGATGGAAATAAAGAGTATCTTAAAAAAGACGAGCATAGACGTAAAACTGATGGATTTCAGGCTTTTGTCCATGCTCTTTGGCGTGCGGATGAAATAGAAGATATTGATGTAGAAGAGGTATTGAACATGCTTAACGCGATTGCGTTTTAGGCTGAATAACTATAGACCTAAATGTTTGGATATGGTGGAAAGTGCATACTTTCCTGCTAGTTCTGCAGTTACTAACAGCGAAGCAGAAGCAACTTTGTCAGCTATTTGTTTTACTTTTTTCCATGATTCGTTGTCTCTGATATTATCTAAAAATAGATGACCTTGCCAGGTAATGGATTCTATTGAAACATCGTATTTAGAACCCGACTGTATGAAAGTTCTAGTTGTTAAGAAACCAGCTTCGCTTAACTTTTCTATACAGTAGTTTACGTCATCTGAACCAAATTGCTTGTGTGCATTAAAGTCTAACAATTGATTATAGGCTAAATATCCACCATAAGGCATTCTTTCTTCTATATCTAGCATAACTTGACGAACGCAGTCTTGATTTAAACGCAATATAATCACCTCCCTATTTTAAGGTGATTATAGCACAAGGAGGTGATAAATTGGGACTCTTTACAGAACTGTTTAAAAGAAACAAAGAAATTGAGTGGATGTGGGATTTAGACTTTTTAGAGGACAAAACTACAAAAGTATATTTAAAGAAAATGGCTTTAAATACATGTGTAAAACATATCGCGAGAACCATTGCAAAATCTGATTTTAGGTTAAAAAATGGAGAAATTAGTGTGCGGGATAAATTGTATTATAAGTTAAACATTCGTCCAAATACAGATATGAGTTCAAGCTCTTTCTGGGAGAAAGTGATTTATAAGCTAATTTATGATAATGAGTGTTTAATTGTCCTTTCAGATACAGACGATTTTTTAATTGCTGATAGTTATGTGAGAAAAGAGTTTGCGTTATTTCCAGACATTTTCGAAGGCGTCACAGTGAAAAATTATTGTTACGAGCGAAAGTTCAGTATGGACGATGTTATTTTCTTAGAATATGGAAATGAGAGATTGTCGGCATTCACGGATGGGATGTTCGAGGATTATGGAGAGTTGTTTGGAAAAATGATTCGCGCACAAATGCGCAACTTTCAAATTCGTGGAGCTGTCAACTTCAAAATGGCAGGCGTTGCAGATAAAGATAAACAAATAAAGCTACAAGAATACATTGACAAAGTCTACGCCTCGTTTAGCAACAACGAAATTGCGATTGTTCCTCAATTGGAAGGCTTCAATTATGAAGAATTTGGAACAACAAGCGTGAATAATAGTCAAAGTTTTGATGAAGTTAAGAAGTTACGTAAAGAAATGATTGACTATGTGGCTAGTATTCTCGGCATTCCCTCTGCTCTACTACATGGAGATATGGCAGATTTAAGTAACAACATGAAAGCTTATATGGAATATTGTATTGATCCTCTTACAAAAAAACTTGAAGATGAATTAAACGCTAAATTATTTACCTCTAGCGAATTTTTAGCAGGTGAACATATCAAAATCATACACAAAAAAGACATTATAGAAAATGCAGAAGCTGTAGATAAGTTGGTTGCCTCTGGTTCATTTAATCGTAATGAAGTTCGAGAATTATTGGGCGCTGAACGAGTAGATAATCCGGAATTAGATAAATATTTAATTACTAAAAACTATCAGTCAGCTGATGAAGGAGGTGAGAATGAATGACGAAAATTGAAGTCAAAGGTCCTATTATTGGAAATGATGACAAATGGATTTATGATTGGCTGGATATGGAAGCTACGTGTGCAAATGATATCAATGAAGCCTTGGTAAATGCGTCAGGTGAAGTTGAAGTTTGGATAAATAGCAATGGTGGAGATGTGTTTGCTGGTAGTGAAATTTATACAGCATTAAAATCATACAATGGCAATGTAGTTGTAAAAATTGTTGGAATGGCGGCAAGTGCAGCATCTGTAATTGCGATGGGTGGAAATGAAGTATTAATTTCTCCAACTGGTCAAATGATGATTCACAATGTTCAATATGGTGGGAGAGGTGATTATAGAGAGTTAAAAAAAGCCTCTGAAATTGCTCAAAATGCTAATATATCCATTGCTAATGCTTATCAGCTGAAAACGGGAAAAACATTAGAAGAACTGTTAAATATGATGGGGGAAGAAACATGGCTAAATTCTCAACAGGCTGTAGAGCTAGGATTAGCAGATGGTGTGATGTTTCAAGAAAATAGCGAAACGCCAAAATTAGTAGCAAGTACAGGCGGCATGTTACCACAAGCTACATTAGATAAAGTTAGGGGACTGAAAGATACTAATGGTAAACAATCAATTTTAGAAGTATCTTTATCAGCGGAACAAATTCAAAGCATTGTAGAAGATGCAATTGCAAAATTAAAAAATGAAGTGATACTTGATGGGAAAACTTTGGATCAACATATCACTGAACAGGAAAAGAAACCAGAAGAGCCAGAAATGAATGGGCTAAAACGGTTTCTTTTTTAATACCCAAAAATAGGAGGAAATAAATTATGACTATCAAATTAAAAAACAACCTTGTAAATTACGAGGAAAAACGAACAGCTTTTGTCAATGCTGTTAAAAACGAAGAGACACAAGAAATTCAAAACAAGGCTTATGTGGAAATGGTAGATGCGATGGCTGCTGATATTATGGACCAAGCAAAAAAAGAAGCACGTCAAGAGGCAGACCAGTATATTTCAGCTAGCCGAACAGACAAAAATATCACGAATGAAGAAATTAAATTCTTCAATGATATTAATAAAGAAGTTGGTTACAAAGAAGAAACATTGCTACCACAAACAGTCGTGGATGAAATTTTTGAAGATCTAACAACTGAACATCCTTTCCTTGCATCTATTGGAATGCGTACAACCGGTTTACGTACTAAGTTCTTAAAATCCGAAACTAGTGGTCTTGCTGTATGGGGCAAAATCTTTGGTGAAATCAAAGGACAATTGGATGCTACATTCAGTGAAGAAGAATCTATTCAGAATAAATTAACCGCTTTTGTAGTAGTTCCGAAAGACCTTGAAAATTTTGGACCTGTATGGGTGAAACGTTTTGTAGTTACTCAAATTGAAGAAGCGTTCGCAGTAGCGTTAGAAAGCGCGTTTATTATTGGTGATGGTAAAGATAAGCCTGTTGGTCTAACTCGCAAAGTTGGAAAAGGCACTAACGTAGTAGATGGTGTATATCCAGAAAAAGTTGCATCTGGAACACTGACATTTGCTAGCTCTAAGGTAACTGTTAATGAATTAACAGATGTATATAAATATCATTCCGTAAAAGAAAATGGCAAGCCGCTAAATGTAGCTGGTGAAGTTACGTTACTAGTCAATCCTACAGATGCTTGGGACGTTAAAAAACAGTACACAAGCTTAAATGCAAACGGAGTGTATGTGACTGCCTTGCCTTACAATTTAAATATCATTGAATCATTATTCGTTCCAGAAAAGAAAGCTATTTCTTATGTAGCAAAACGTTATGATGCACTTATTGGTGGAGCCTTGAATATTTCTACTTTTGACCAAACGCTTGCATTTGAAGATCTTAACTTATATGCTGCAAAACAATTTGCGTATGGTAAAGCTAAAGACGAAAAAGCTGCCGCTGTATGGACATTAAATATCAAACCAACAGATCAAACTCCGGAAGGGTGATTGTAAATGGCTAAATTTGAAGTATTAAAGAAATTCAAAGACAAAGAAACAAAAGAAGTATATGAAAAAGGAACTGAAATTGAATTGACTGTAAAACGTGCAGGTGAGGTCGCTGACAATTTGGGAGCTTCTTTTTTAAAACGATTAGATGAACCAAAAAAAGATAAAAAAAAGTAGGTGCTGTACATGGAAGTATCAGATGACCTTCTTAAAAAATTTAAAGAACGTATGCATATTTCTCACAATAGCGAAGATAGCAATTTAAAAGAGTTGCTATCTTTTTCTATTGCTGATTTACAAGAAAAATGCGGGCTGTTTAATGTAGATGAACACTTTAGGGCAAGAGAATTGGTCATTGAGCGTACTAGATACGCGTATAATGATTCGATAGAATTCTTTAATGAAAACTTTCAATCACAAATAACTAGCTTAGGCTTCTCTCTCTATTTAGTTGAAAGTGGTGAATCTGATGAAGTTTCAGTTTAAACCTCAAAAAGTTCAGAGTGGCGATTTACGCACTCCGGTTGTTTTTTTTGAATATCAGCCGGTAAATGGTCCTGAACCAGGTGAAATAGAAAAAGTAATTCTATTCGAATGTTTTGCAGAAGTTTATAAACCATCCATGAAAGATTTAGAAATTTTGCATGGCACGGGAACAAAAGAAGCTGTCACAATTAATATTCGAGATACTAAAGGTGAGTATACAGTTAGTAACAAACATTATGTAGAAATATTAGATTATCGCTATTTAGACAAAAGATTTAATGTGATTGATGTTAGCCCAGACTTGCAAAGTAATAGCTTTGTAAATGTGCTTCTGGGGGTTCAAACATGAGTGTAGAAGTTACTGGAGTAGAAGAGTTGGAAAGACAGTTAGTTAATTTATTTGGACGAGAAAACTTGCCACAATTAGTAGACCCTGCTCTAATTGCAGGCGCAGCCCTTGTTGCAAAAACGCTTAAAAGTGAATTTGTTCAATTTAAAGACACAGGTGCATCGATTGATGAGATTAATATAGAAAAACCTTCGTATGACAAAGGGGTAAGAAGTATAAAGATTGACTGGAAAGGTCCTAAAGACAGGTACAAAATAATTCATCTCAACGAATATGGTTATACAAGGAATGGTAAAAAAATCACACCATCAGGAACAGGTAGTATTGCGAGATCACTAAGAATATCTGAAAGAGCTTATAGGGCAATTGTACAGAAGAAAATAGGTGATAAATTATGATTGATATTTTGAACATCATATATACGACATTAAGTAAAAACGATATCATTCACACTACTTGCGAAGAGAGAATAAAATATTATGATTTTCCAAGCACGGGTGATTCTAACAAAACTTTCTTATTAATCATTCCTTTAGATGTTCCAGTACCAACAAATTTTTCTAGTAACGAGGCTATGTGGGAAGATTTTTTAGTACAAATCGATGTACAATCTGACAATAGATTAATTGTTAAACAAATACAAGAAGAAGTTAGAAAAGAAATGAAACGAATAGGTTTTGGGCAACTCGCTGGTGGATTAGATGAATATTTTCCAGAAACAGGTCGATTTGTAGATGCACGAAAATATAGTGGATTGCCATATAAGCTATATCAATAAAAATAATAGGAGTGAAATAAATGATTACAACGATCGGATTTGAAAAAGCGACTTTCGGTATTTTTGATGAAAAAGACGAAAAAGTAACAAAAAAAGTAGAAGTAAATGGTAAGAATAAAAAAGGTGGTACGGTCGAAGCGGATATTTCTGGTCTTGATGCAGAGGCTATTAAAGTTTTTGCATCCAATGGTCCGTACTACATTTCCAAAAAAGGTTCTGGTGATGTTAAGCAAACGATTAGTATTATGGAACTACCTTTCGAATTAGGACAAGAGTTATTAGGTCGTCAAAAGAACGCAGATGGTATTGTAACTGTTGGGAAAAACACTAATCCACCATACGCTTCATGCGTGATGGAAAGTGAAACATTGCGAGGGGAACCGGTATTCTTTGCTTTACTAAAAGGGAAATATGGACAAGATGACGTTAAATTAAACACATCTGAGGATAAACCAAAGGAACCAGAAGCAACTAGTCTCACTGGCGAATTTGTTTATAATGACGCTGGGGACGTTTTTGCTATGGCTGTGGGCGAAGAATTCCGAGATAAAATTAATAAAATGGCTTTTCCTGGCTTTGTTGAAACACCAGCAGTACCCGAAGGATAAAATATTTTAAGAGTAGGTGAACTCCTACTCTTTTTTTATTGACAAAAATTATAAAAAAGGTGGAGAAAACATGATTAAATTAGAAATTTTTAACAAAGAAACAGAAAAGAAAGAGCTTTATGAGAGAGGAGATACCTCTGTAATTGAATTAGAAGACTACTGGAAAATGCAAGAAAAAATTAGAGAATACATTAACACTTCTGATAATCCTAAAAAAACGATGATTCTAGAAATGCAGTTAAAATTCATAGTTAAATTATTTAACGATAAGAATTTGAGCGTAGATTTTCTTAAAAAAAATATTCCTTCCAAAAAATTAAACGATACTTTGGTGTCTGTCTTTCGAGAAATTTCACCAGAAGAATATGATGTTGAAGATGACGAAGGCGAAGAAGCAAAGTAATAACGCTTACCGAGTTTTTGTCCGATCTCGATGCAATTAGGCGTTACTGCATGAAAGAGTATGGCTGGACAATTCGAGAAACGGACGATCAAGAATACAAAAAGTTATGTCGTCTGATAATCGAAAAAGAAGAAGCAAAATCAGAAAATAACAAAGTTTCACTTGTTGACTTTGTATCACAATATCAAGATGTCAATCGAGGAAGGGGGTAAATAATGAATAAACTTCAAGGATTGTCGATTAACCTAGACCTAGATGCTACTAGAGTGGACGAGGGAATGAAAGGGTTGAAAAGGACCCTCGGTTCTGTGAATAGCGAAATGAAAGCAAATCTTTCGGCATTTGGCAAAGGAGAAAAAACCTTATCTCGATATGAAACAGAACTGGATGGACTTAATAAAAAGTTATCTGTTCAAAGCAAAATGGTTTCTCAAACTAAAAACGATTTTAAAGATTTAGAAAAACGAAATGCTTCTTTAAATGGAGAGTTGAAAGAGTCTAATAAAACGTTGACTGAGTCAAAAAAACGTTTTGAACAGCTTTCTAAATCTGGTAATTCAACTGAAAAAGAATTAAAAGAAGCAGAAAAAGAAGTAAATTCAAATCAAAAAGCGTATAACAAACTTAACAAAGAACTACAACAAATGCCAAAAGCTTTATCAGCTGGACAAAAAGCAGTAAACAATGAAGTTGCAAATTACAATAATTTGCAAAGAAAGATTGATACTACGACAGAATCTTATAAGAAATTCAAGAGAGAGCAAGCTGTTAAAAGCTCACCGTGGGGAGCAGTGACTCAAGATTTAGACAAGTATCAAAGAAAGTTAAATGAAACAGGTGATAAGCTTGTCGCCTTCGGGAAAAAAGGAAGTTTGTATATGGCTCCAGTTGCACTTGGTTTAGGTTTTGCTACCAAAAAAGCGGCTGATTTTGAACAACAAATGTCAAATACTCTTTCTGTTATGTCCCCTGGCGAGGTAAATCAATATAAAGATGCATTGAGAGAACTCGCTATTCAACAAGGTGCAGATACGAAATACTCCGCCTTAGAAGCCGCGCAGGCACAAGAAGAACTTTTAAAGGCAGGTCTTTCAGTAAAAGATGTTATCAATGGCGGGCTTTCAGGTGCGCTTTCATTAGCAACAGCGGGTGAGTTAGATTTAGCTTCAGCGGCAGAAATCGCGGCTACAGTTTTAAACGCATTTAAGGATGATAATTTAAGCGTGGCAGATGCGGCAAACATTCTAGCTGGTGCGGCAAATGCTTCTGCCACTGGTGTAGAAGAAATGAAATTGTCTTTACAACAAGTTTCTGCTGTTGCGAGTGGCGTTGGTCTGTCATTTGATGATACATCTACAATGTTAGCAGTATTCGCACAAAATGGTTTAAAAGGTTCTGATGCGGGTACCTCTCTCAAAACTATGCTACAAAGATTACACCCTACAACAAAGGCAGCATGGGAACAATTTGATGCTCTCGGTTTAAGCATTGTGGACAATGAAACTGCCATGAAAGTATTACAAGAAAATGGTGTAAAACCACTTTCTAACGATACAGATAAATTAATGGGACAAATTCAAGATTTAGCTAAAAGTTTAGCAGGTCCAAAAGCAAGCGCTTCTAAAGTTAACAAGGAATTTGAAGAATTAACAGTTGCTACTGGAGCGGTTCACTCCGCGTTTTACGATACAAACGGGGAATTGAAATCAGCAGAAGAAATATCTGGTTTATTGCAAAGTAGCCTAAAAGACTTAAATTCTGAACAGCGTAGTGCGGCGCTAGGTGCTATGTTTGGCTCCGATGCAGTTCGCGCTGGGAATATTGCTTATCGTGAAGGCGCAGAAGGAATTAAAAAAATGCGCACCGAAATGGGTAAAGTAACTGCAGACGATGTAGCTAAAATGAAAATGGATAATTTGAAAGGTACTATTGAAGAAATTTCTGGTGCAATTGAAACATTTGCAATAAGCATAGGAACATCATTGACACCGGTATTACGTAGTCTAGGAAAGCATATTCAACAAGCAGCCGATTGGTTTAATGGATTGAATGATAGTACTAAAACAGTTATCTCCACAGCAGGTGTAGTTGCGGTAGCGATTCCGGTGGCTGGACTAGCATTTGGATTTATTGCAAAAGGAGCAGCAGCAGCTATCTCACCTGTAAAGAAACTAACAGCCGCGTTAGCAGAAAACTCGGTCGCTGCCGGAACTAATGCTGCGACTACGCAACTTGCTGGAAATGCTTTGCCAGTCGGTGGAGGAAAAAGTAAAGGTTTCTTAGGTAAAGCTGGCTCATTTTTTAAAGGAAGCAAAGGAGCAAAAGCATTATCTACAGCTGATATGGCAGGCGATATTGCGAGTTATAGCAAATTCGGAAAAATTGGGGCTGGTTTGAAAGGCGTTGGAAAGGCATTACCTGGTTTGGGAATTGCATTATCTGCAACACAACTTATTGGTATTAACAAGAAAAATGCTGGTGATAAAGCTGGTAGCGCTGGTGGGAGCTTAGCTGGCGGGGCAGCAGGAGCCGCTATAGGAACAGCAATTGCTCCAGGAATTGGAACAGCTGTAGGTGCGGCAATAGGAGGTATTGCTGGAACTAAATTTGGGCAGGCATTCGGTAAAAAAATACAGAAGGAAATACCTGAATATAAAGCTAAATTCGATTTAATTTGGGATGCACTTTCATTCTCAGCAAAAGAACATCCTATTCTATTGAATCCAGTTAATCAAATTAACGATCAAATTAAAATGGCGAAAGCAGGATATGCGGCTATAAAAGATGTGTTTGCTAATCCTTTGAAAACGGATATTTCCGGAAAAGGTATTAGTAAAGATACAGCAAAAAATGTAAACTCTTATAAAACTATGTCTCAAAACGCAATCTCTGAATTAAAGTATTTGGAAATGTCCGGGGATGTAATCACTAAATCAACATCTGATAAAATTAGTAAAAATTATAATGGGATGGTTGCGCTAGTCGAGAAATCATTTGAGAAGACTAAAAAAAGTACTGATAAGAATTTAAATACTTTGTCAAAGAATAGCATGTTATCAGAAGCAGACATAAAAGCGGTTAAAGAGAAGCAAGCAAAAATACAAAAATTGTCATTAGATGAAGTGAAGAAAAACAACGAACAAATTCAAAAGCTAAATGAAGATATGGCTACTAAAAATGCTGGTATTACAAAGAAAGAGAAAGCAGACATAAAAGCAATTAACGCAAAAGCTGCAAAGGAAGGTAGAGTTTTAACTGCTTCGGAGGAACAGCAAATTACGAGCATCAAACGTAATGCTGCAAATCAACGTAAAACTAGTAATCAAATATATAGTAACCAAATTCAAGCAATATCTAAAAAACAAGAAACCGCTGTGGTTAGTTCTTTGAGTAAGTCTGCAAAAGAGCAAAAATTAATTTTAGGAAAACTGAAAGACAGTAGTGGAAAATTAAGTACAGAACAAGCTTCGAAAGTGGTTAGCGAATCGAAGAGAGCAAAAGATGGAGCAGTAAAAGAAGCTAACAAGAAATATAAGGATGTAGTTGCTGCAGCTGATAAAGAATACTATGTAAATGGAACTATTACTAAGAAACAACATGATGATATTGTAAGAAAAGCTAGGAGCCAAAAGAATAAAACCGTAAAAGCGGCAACCGAAATGCACGAACAAGTAGTCAGTCAAGCTCAATCACAAGCTACTGGTCATTTAAACCAAGTTGACTGGGAAACAGGTCAATCATTATCGAAATGGGATAATTTTAAAGTTAATTTAGCAGGTGTGATTAACTCTGTTACCGGCGGAATAAATAAAGTATTAAAGTTTTTTAGTTTACCTACTATTCCTGAATGGAAGCCAAAAGGTTATAATAATGACACAAAAAAAATAAACACTAGCAAAAGAACCTCATATGGTAGTCAGTTAGCAATGGATTACACAGGTTCTAACAATGCATCCGGACAAATCATGGCTGGCGAAGAAGGATTTGAGATTGCATATAATAAACGCAAAGCACAAGCTCAGATTTTAGGTGCGAATGGTGCAGAAATAACGCATGTTGCGCCAGGTACTAAAATTTTGAATCATGCAGATTCGAAAAAAGTCATGCAAGGTGGACTTGGTAAAACATTACCTGGGTTTGCAAGTGGCAATTCAACGATCAATGATTTCTTAAGTGACGCTTGGAATGGGACAAAAGCGGTAGCTGGAAAAGTAGTTGATTTTTCTAAAAAAGCTTTTGACTGGGCAGCGCATCCTATCAAAAATTTAAATAAACTTTTTGGTGGCTTGTCTGTTGGCGTTAAAATGGGTAACGATGGTAATTTAGGTTCTGACATGCTGAACTATTTAAAAAACAGTATCGGCGCACCTTTGGAGAAAATGCTATCTGGTTTTAAAGAAACTGCGCCAGTGGCAGGACCGGCTGGGAAAGGTGCTTCGGCGTGGTCTAGTGTTATTAAGAAAGCGGCTCTAGCCATGAAAGTGGATTTGTCCGGTAGTGAATTAAAAGGCATTATTGCACAAATTCATCGTGAATCTGGCGGGAATGAAAAAATAACTCAGTCATCTGCTGTTGTGGATGTTAATACATTATCAGGCAACCCTGCTAAAGGTTTGCTTCAATATATACCGCAGACTTTTAACGCATACAGAATGAAAGGTCATAATAATATTTTTTCTGGTTATGATCAGTTGCTGGCGTTCTTCAATAACTCATCATGGAGAAACGACCTTCCCTACGGAAAACGAGGCTGGGGACCACGAGGGCATCGTAGATTTGCTAATGGTGGTTTTGTAAAGAAAAATGAAATGATAGAAGTTGCTGAGAACAATAAGCCGGAAGTAGTCATACCGCTTACTCGGAAAAATCGAGCGGTTCAATTAATCAAAAAAACAAAAGAAATCATTGGAATGAACGATGGAGGAAGTGTTGTTGTCAATAGTCCTGACAATTCTGACATGATTTTATTGCTTCAACAGCAGAATCAGATTTTGATGCAACTACTTCAAAAAAATAGTGACGTATACATGGACACAAATAAGGTCGGAAGTTTAGTGGAACCTGCAATTACAAAAATGCAGAACAATCGTATAAGTAGAAAAGACCGAGTTCAGGGGGTTAGAAAACGTGACTAGAATAGGATTTACGTACGCCGGAATTCATAGCAATGACATTCCAGCAGTTGTTAATAGTATCAAAAGAAATGCAATCAATATCACTGAGAATATCCAAGAAGTACCTGCCAAAATTGGTGGGTACTTTTTTGGTAATTCCGTTGGTACTAGAAGCTTTGACATTAATATTACGCTTATGGGGAAATCGGAAACTGAACGAGTAGAAATAGCACACGATCTTAATAACTTAATCATCCAAACTAACAGTTTTGAAAGCGAAATAATCTTTGATGATGAACCGGAATGGATTTATTACGGTCATTTTGCCCAAATGGCAGAGTTAACAGAATTACAGACAGATAATTATACAACAACCATTACATTTATATGTAGTGATCCTCGTGGATATGGAGAACAACAAGAAATTAGTTTACCAGAAAGCCCGGCTATAATCGAGGTGGCGGGTTCACAATCAACAAGTCCAATTATTCATGCGATAGCAACCGACGATTTAACTAGTCTATCATTTGCAACAGATGATGATTATATATTTCTAGGGGCTGATATTGACCCCGATACAGGACAAACAGCTGTGAAAATGTATGAGAACGTGTTGTCCGATAGAGCAAATGACATGACTTTGTGGGATGGTATTGGGCAAAGTAATATTACTTGGGAGCTAGAAAATGGTAAGCCTGCGAAAACAAGTTCATTTAAACAAACTATAAATACCATTCGTGTAAATTCCTATGGTGAAAAAACAGAAACCGCGCCTTACAAATCATGGAGAGGTCCTGTAATGAAACGAATGTTGACGTCAGAATTAGACAATTGGAAAGTAACCGCTCGATTGGCAAATATTACTCAAAAATACCCACGCGCTAGAACAAAAATAGAATTGTATTTATTAGACAAAGATAGCAAACGCATTGGTAAATTTATGATTAAAGATGCCCAAAATGGGAGAGCTATGAATTTGGGACTAGAGATTGGGAGAACAACGAAAGATAGATACCTTTTTGCTGCAACTGAGGGGAAAGTAGTTAAGAAAAAGAATACGAAAGTGGTTTATTCAAAAAAAGTACAACAAACAGTGAAGTATACAGAAAAAGGTAAAACAAAGACTAAGCAAGTTTGGAAAACAATAAACACGACGTATGAAGTCGGAAATAACTATAATGAATTCTCAGATGCGTACTTTAATCTATCTATTGAAAAGCGTGGACAGTTGTTTATTGCGGAAATAGTTAAATTGAACGATAAAGGTAGTCAAGCTTGGAAACGAACCTACAAATGGAAAGACTCAAATAACAAATTTGCTACTAAGTTAGCAGGCATCGGAATTTACATGGCAAAAATGGATATTCCAGAAGATTTTAATAATCAAACTTACAAAGACAATGATGTTGTTTTTTGTGACTTGGTTGTACAAAAAGTTAATCCAGAGGCAGATATTAAAAATAATCCAGAGGTTATTATTCATAAAGGTGATGAAATTATGATTGATTGTGAAGCTGGGGTCATAATGAAAAATGGTTCAGTGTTCATGGAAAATTTAGCAATCGGAAGTTCATTTCCTTCGTTTTTTGGCGGCTATCAAACTCCAGTGGCTTTCAGCGAAGGAGCGGAGTGGTCCATAGAATACAGACCGACGACATATTAGGAGAGGTATAGAATGTTAACAATTCTAAATAGACAAAGAACAACTGTAGGCGTGTTATCTAATGACATGCCTTTTTCGTGTCCTTTTTGGGATGATGAGAGAAATGAGAAGCTTGAAAACTTTGATGACACATACACTGTTACCATCCCCGCAGAACATGAAATGGCTGAACATATTCACGAAGGTAATTATATTTTGTTTGAAGACGAACAAGCTAAGTTACGATTATTTCGTATTTATGAATCTGAAAACGGGTTAAATATGCAAGGACGATACATCAAAGCAACAGCAGAAAATGCATTTATTTATGATTTAAATGCAACTATTATTTCCAATAAATTACTGACTGATATAAGAGCTGACATGGCGCTTGAATATATTTTACAACAGACAGGATGGTCAATTGGTAAGAGAGAATTTGTTGGACAAATACGCACTATTGAATTTGCAGACAATATAACGGCTCAAGCTGGATTACAACAAGTTATTGCAGAATATAAAGCAGAAATTGATGCTTACGTAGAAAGCTTTGGTGGTCAAATCATTAATTATAAATTTGATTTAGTTGACGAACGAGGCAACAATACTGCGAAACGATTTGAGTACGCAAGAGACATTCAAGGTCTTAAACGAATTACAACTGATAAAACGATGTACACTGCTCTTATCCCGCTTGGTAAAGACAGTTTAACAATTAAATCAGTGAATAATGGTTTAAATTATATTTATGATGATGAAGCGAACTGGCTGTACAACGATGGCAGAGAATATTTAAAAGGGGTCATAACAAAAGATACAATAACAAACGCGCAAGCTTTAAAAGATTGGGCGCTACTAGAGCTTGAAAAAGTTAATCATCCTTTATCCACATATGAGGTAGACGTGATATTACTAGCAGAGATGTTAGGCTATGAGCCACACCAAGTCACACTTGGAGACACAGTAAGAGTAGTCGACTTGGACATGGATATAACTTTATCTGCAAGAATCATAGAAAAGACAACTTCTTTTAGTGATCCGTCTAAAAACAAGGTTGTTCTTGGTGATTATATCGAATTGGAAAACGTCACACCACTGGCTATTTGGGAACTTCAAGCGCAAATTGAAGAAGCTAAAAAACAAATAGAAGAAACGAAGACGTGGAAAGTAGAATTATTTAGCACGAGTGGTTCTACTTTTAAAAATAACGCTGGCACTACACAACTTATTGCAAGAGTTTACGATGGGAAAACAAACATAACGAATAGTATTGAGCGTGGTGATTTTATTTGGGAGAAGATAAACAACGACGGTACACACGACTTGGTTTGGGAAGACGCACAGATAGGCGTAGGTAATGTTGTTAATATCTCTGGAGAAGACGTTTTTATCAATGCCACTATTAGATGTTCGGTCAATCAAGGAAGTGAAGCTAGTATATTAATGATTAATGAAGAAGAAAGTTATATGTATGCTGAACTTCCACGCGAATTCCCTGCTGGGATAGAAGTAAATTTATCGGTTATGCAATGTGCGCAAATAGACGTGGAAAATGGTTATATATACTGGTCGCAAGAATATTATGGAAGTAAAAAAAGTAAAGTCGGTGGACAACAATCATACAATATTTATAGAACTACGCTTGATGGTACTTTCGTCGATATGATGTGGATTCTCGGCGGAGGACATGGGACTATGTTTGGCGTGGACACTTCGTCTGGTGAGGCGCACATCTGGTCTTATTATGTAACACCATTGCCCCAAGCAGAGAAGGCGATAGCAATGTTTAAATATGTCCCTTTGAAAGAACAGTTTTACGATGAGTCGATGGCATTTAAACTTGAAGCACCTGACGGTTTCCGAGTAACATACGATAAAACAAGCGACTATGTAGTTATGAGTCCAGGCGTTTCAAATTTAAGTATTAATGTTTTTAAAAAGTCTGATTTATTTGCCGGGAAAATAGCTCCTTTATATACATTTAGGACAAAAGACTGTGGATTTACAACTACTTTATATACGTTGCAAGGAATGCATGTAATGTTTCCATACGCGTATTTGTCAGCCGGAGGGAGTTTTACAGGCACTGATAAAAATCAAGTTTGGTGTTGGGATATGATTAATAATAGTTTAGTTTATCATCATGTTTTTCAAAAAAAATACTATCCTGCACAAGGTTCAACTAACGAATGCGAAGGAGCGTATCCATTTCTTGATGCAAATGGCAAGCGAATGATGCAGCTAAATTTAGGGCAAGGAGAGGCGGGCAAACGATACAATCGTATTTATGCTATGCCAGAAGAAAGGATGTTGGATAATGACAATTAGAGCAGCAGCGGAAATAACATTAACAGATATTAACGATGCGATAGTAGCTGGTGAAGCACCGTTAAACCCGACCACCGATTTACTGTGGATGGATAGTAGTGTGACACCAAATGTTTTGAGAAGGTGGGATGGAGAAAAATGGGTGAGTCAAACATTAGATATTAAGGAAGCAGATCCAGAAATTAACGAAAAAATAGAAGAGGCGATTACCGTTGCGAACAATGCATTGATTGAATCAGTTAGTAATCATAAACCGGTTTTTGATAAAACTCAACCAAGCGCTCCAGTCGAAGGTGACACATGGTTTAAAATAGACGAAAACACTAAAACAATTGTTGGTGTTTTTACTTGGAACGGGAATAGTTGGGTAGAATTACCTTTGGATTACAACGCATTGCGTGTGGGTAAACTTTCCGCTATCACTGCCGAGCTTGGTGATGTGAAGAGTGGTAGCATTACTGGTGCGGAGTTTATTCATAACATAAATTACAAAGATAGCGACGATAATCTTTACACTGGAACTGTCAAAATGAATGATGACGGGTTCAATTCAACTTCATATTTGCCTACGGGTATAGGGTCGGCAGTATTAGAAAGCATCATCAGTACATTAGGCGGATACAAAGTTGCGCAGAAACTAATCGATGTTGCCGGGGAAAGTAGCCTAGGAAATTCTATTTTAACTAGTAAATCTCTGCAGTTTAATGAGAATGGAAATATTAAGCTTTCAATTGATGCAGATTCGTTTTATAAAACAAGCTGGAAAGATTTACCGCTTAACGCAGGATATTCTACAGCCGAATTTAATACACCTCAATATATGATTTTATGCATTTTTGGAATTAGAATTGTGTTTTTCCGTGGTCAAGTTCAAAAATCAACCGCATGGGCATCAGCTAACGCTTTTGCTTCTGTGCCTCTTGAGATACAGACAACAAGAACGGCGATGGCTTACGCGCCAACGAGCAAATCGACTGGTGGTCGAGTACATGCGTCTTCCGCCAATGCAATGAGTTTTATGCCTGCCGACACCAGCGTTACTTATTTTGCGTTAAATCAATTATTTTATGTTTTAGATTGAAGCCGAATATTTTTTATGGGGGATGATGGAAATGTATGACGGGCTAGCAAAAGTTTTTGATTATGCTTTAGCGAAAGAAATGTTCTTCGCGGCGCTCTTTGTAGCGCTTTTTATAATCTTACTAATTATCACAAAAAGAATTTGGGATGATTCTAAAATTGTAAGAATAGAAATGAAAGAAGAACGCGAAAAAGTGGAGGAAGAACGAGAGAAGCGTAATAAGGAATCGAAAGAAGAGAGAGATAAATTTATAAGTACGATGAACGAACAACAGCGATTGATGGATAGGCAAAATGACATGATGAAACAGCAACAACAATCAATTGACAGCTTGTCTAAATCAGTCGGAAAGTTAGCTCACAAAGTAGATTTGTTGGAACACAAAATAACGAAGTAAAGGATGATAGAAATGGAGTTTGGAAAAGAGTTACTAGTTTACATGACATTTTTAGTAGTTGTAACGCCTGTTTTTGTTCAGGCGATTAAGAAAACGGAGTTAGTCCCGTCTAAGTGGCTTCCGACTGCTAGCATACTTATTGGTGCTATTCTGGGCGCATTAGCAACGTTTTTGGACGGCTCTGGATCGCTTGCAACGATGATTTGGGCAGGCGCTTTAGCAGGAGCTGGTGGTACTGGATTATTTGAACAATTTACTAATCGAAGCAAAAAATATGGAGAGGATGATAAATAATGGCATTAACAGAGGCATGGTTAATCGAAAAAGCAAATCGTAAATTAAACGTTTCTGGAATGAATAAATCTGTAGCAGATAAAACCCGAAATGTAATTAAAAAAATGGCGAAAAAGCAAATCGTAAATTAAACGTTTCTGGAATGAATAAATCTGTAGCAGATAAAACCCGAAATGTAATTAAAAAAATGGCGAAAAAAGGAATCTATTTGTGTGTTGCGCAAGGTTATCGCTCGTCAGCAGAACAAAATGCGTTGTATGCGCAAGGTAGAACAAAACCTGGCGCGGTTGTCACAAATGCGAAAGGTGGACAATCTAATCATAATTACGGTGTTGCGGTAGACTTGTGTTTATACACAAGCGACGGAAAAAATGTTATTTGGGAGTCAACAACTTCGCGCTGGAAAACAGTTGTATCAGCTATGAAAGCAGAAGGGTTTGCGTGGGGCGGAGATTGGAAGTCTTTTAAAGATTATCCGCATTTTGAATTATATGATGCTGCTGGCGGTGAAAAAGCTCCATCGACAAGCGCAAGCAAACCGAAGCCATCTGCAAGCTCAAATAAGAACGTTTACTACACAGAAAATCCACGAAAAATTAAAACACTAGTACAATGTGATCTATACAATTCAGTAGACTTTACAACAAAAAACAAAACCGGTGGCACATATCCGGTTGGCACAGTCTTCACGATTTCTGGGATGGGGAAAACGAAAGGCGGAACACCTCGCTTGAAGACGAAGAGCGGTTACTATCTCACTGCTAACAAGAAGTTTGTTAAAAAGATTTAGTTTGTTGCCCTCGCTTTTGCGGGGTTTTTTTTATGCAATGATACTTTTTAGCAAAATATTTATTATATAATAAAGTACACACATGCTTAATTTTATATTGTTTTAATATTTATTTTAAGGTATATTTGTAATAATATAAACAAAGGGATGAGTGTTTTGGAAGAAAAAGAAAGTTATATTACCTTCCACAATTTAATAGAGATACAATGTACAGTGTACTAAAACAATGTATAATGAGAGTTTAGTTCCAACATGTAAAAAATAATTTTAACTTGGAAACACTTGAGTTTTATTGAACGAACCCTCAGGGCTAACAATACTTAGCAACACAATTGAGTGGTTACAACTTAATAAATGTGATGTGTCTATTAAATTTAAGAGATATACGTCCAGTTCTCCAACTTCTGAAAATAAAAAGGTAATGCAATTTTTAAATGATATTGAATTTTTTTCTGAGTATATGGATGTTGAAATTTCAGAACCTTTGGGGAAAAGAAGAAATACGTGTCCGTTAGAATTAATTAACTATAAGGACTCTGTTAGCTGGGTTAGAAATAGTTTTATCCCATGGATAGGCGGGATATTAAATGTCAATGTGGCAGACTTAGATTATCTACAAATTTCTCTTGAAGAAATTTTTAATAATATAGCTGATCATTCGACTGTTGGAACTGCTTGTATATCCGCGCAATATTTCCCTAGAGCCGAAGAAATAAAAATATGTGTTTCAGATTTTGGAGTGGGCATACCTATGTCATTGCGTAAAAAATTTCCACAACTATCTGATTCAGAGCTATTGAAAAAGGCAACTGATTTCGGAGTTAGTTCAGAAAATCAGCCCCACAACAGAGGCGCGGGTATTGGAAACATTATTAAAGCAATCACTAATGACAATCTTGGTGTTGTACATTTGCATTCAAATAATGGTATAATTACAGCTAGCAACAATAATATGTCTTGTTCGCAAGAGAAATCGTTTTATCCAGGAACTTTCTATGAATTTAATATTGATGCAAAATTAGCTAGAAAAGTGAATAATCCGGAGGAGGAATTTGTATGGTAAAATTATATATAAACAATATAACTCAAAATGCATTTTCAAATGCCGATGGTGATGTGGTGAGAGTGGAAATTAAAAAAGCATTATCTGCTGGGACTAAAATTGAAGTGTCCTTTAATGGTTTTACAAGTGTCAATTCTTCATTTGTAAATTCAGCATTAATAAAATTACTAAACGATTATTCTTTTGATTTTATAAAGAGTAATTTAACATTTATTGACACAACAAAACAAATCAACCATATGATTAATTCTAGGTTTAAGTTTGAAGTAGATAAACTAAAGATGATGGTGTAAACTAACCCCCTAACCTTGCCGTTAGGGCTTTTTTTATGCAAAAAAACACGCTAAACATAAGCTTAGCGTAATTGTTATATCAATTAATTTTATCTAAAATCGGTTTAAAGTATTTATCTTCCGCATCTCTACGTGCTTTTATGGCATCATCTTTCTTTTCAAATCTGCCTAAAAAATGTAATTTTTTTTGAAAGGTAATAGAAGCTTCCCATTTATTTCTTTTCTCATCCCAACGCACGCCTTTTATCCCACTCTTGTTTCTTGTTGATAGGCTTCTAGTTAAAGCTGATTTCATAGTGCCATCGACTGCGTCTACTTCTAGTTTTCTTTTAAGGGCGTTTTTCTGTGCTGTTTCTGTCCTTAAATTTTTTTCAGCATATTCACGCCCATTTTCTTTAGCTAAACAACCGCAAGATTGAACATGACCTCGTTTTAAATGTTGAGCTAATACTTCTTTTTCATTGCCGCATACACAAACACATTCCCAAACCGCATTCCCATTTTCAGAACGAACAAACTCTTTAACTGTTAATCTTCCAAATTTCTTATTTGTCAAATCTATAACATGATTGTTCACTAGTGTCACTTCCTTTTAAACTTATCAAAGTAACTCATTTTTCTTCTCTTTTAACACGGTGATAGCATTTTCTAACGCTTTACAAACATCTTTTTCTATATTTACATGTTCTTCGTTTTCAAATCTATTGAACGTAAAAGGAAGTACTTCAATATTAGCAGAATCAAACTCTTTGATTAAGCAGTATAATTCGAATTCTTGTGCAGGAAATGAGAGTTTGTACTTGTTTAACAGGTGTTTAAATCCTGCAAGATCGTCATAACTTTTTTCCAATTCTGCTAGCTCAATGAAAACATCAAATGTAGATATTCCTGTACACATTGAGAGTGCGCGCAAGAATGAAACAGAATACTTGTTTAACTCTTTTTTATTGTAATCGTTCAATGTGTTTTGTGAGATACCAGTTAGTTTGCTTAACTGATACCTCGTTTTATTGTGTTTTTTTAAGAATTCATCTAATAGTTTTATCGACATATTTTTAGTTCAACTCACTTTTTATAATTACTTCTTGTTTATCGTGTTTTTCCTTATCTTCATCTGTAGCGATTTCTAAATCATCGATATCTTTAGTTTCAACAATGTTGATGTAGTATGTCACACCGTTTACGTCAACTGTTGAGTAATCAACCAATTTTTCATCTAAGTATAAGTTAGTATCATATTCACATTCATCAGTGCTAAGAGAGCAAAGAGCTACTGCATACTTTTCATTTTTTGTAATAACTACATAGTCAGAATCATGTAGAACTTCCTTCGCAAAGTCAGGTGTAGACTCTTCAAAGTCATCCACCATATTTATAAACTCGTGCATCGCTTCTGCATACTTTTTTTGTGCTCTTGTTAATGTCATTTTTCATCATCCTTTATGTTTTATATTTTTACCACTCTTCTAATTTATTACCTTCGCTATCAGATGGAACAAAATCACTTTCGTTTTCATACGATAACTGTATGAGTGTTTCGAGGCTAGTTTTGTCACCCTCTTCAAGTTCTTCTTCATCTTCTTGCAAGTCTTCTAACCATTCTTTTGCTTCACTTTCAATTTTTGCTTTATATTCCTTTTCAGTTAACAGTGTGTCAGTTCCTTCATTGTACCAATAAGTTTTTCCCATTTTGTCATCCATCCTTTTCAATTGCTTTCTTTACTATATACATAGTATACTACGAATCGCCGTAGTAGTCAATAGTTTTATTAAATTTATTTTCAATATAAAAAAATACCCCGAAAAATTCGAGGTTGCTGTTATATTCAGATGTAAAACGGGATGTCAAACAGCTAATAGTTGAATGAAATAATGAACGAAAATCGTTCATGTGAATATTATTACATAGATTTTTATGTAATACAACACTTTTTAACACTTGATTTTAAGAACGTTTGTTCGTATAATGTTGTCAAGAGGTGAAGTAAATGTATAACTTATTTGATGATATTTTAGAACATTCAATAGTATTAGCAGATGCGTTAAAAAGAAATTGGTCAATAGAAGTACTGTTTTTAAAGAACAATCATCACATGCTATACAAGTATGTAGTTCCGGTCCACATTGATTACGAAAAACATATTGTACAGCTTGAACGTTTTGACGAACGAATAATTGACATTAATATAGAAGATATAATTTTTTGCGAGGTTATGACGTGAGATTATATAGCTTTAATGATTTTAAGTATATTTGTTACGTTGAAGGGAAGAAAGGTGCAGTGGAGAAACTATTTTCAGACATATTTGAAACGAAAAAGTTAAAAGCCTTTTGTAGAAAAGTGGAGAAGAAGGATATTGATTTAAAAACTATTTATCAAGAGTATTTATTTCAATGTAAAAACAAATAATATTTACAAACACATAAAACGTTTGTGGCAAAATTTGTGGCAAACACATTATAAATTGCTATATATCAACGTATATTAATCCCTCTCAGGACGTAAATAGCTATATTAAAGAAATCTCTAAAACGTTGAAAAACCTTGATATTAAAGGTTGGATGGATGTTTTAGAGATTTTTTTATATCTTATAATATCTGTTTTATTCCGTATTTTTCATGACATTTGTGACAAAATTTGTGCTATTTCCATCCATTTTTAATGTGAAAAAAGCATCTATTTTAGTTTGATTATGTTGATGCAAATTAGAGCTTAGATTATTATAATATTTTAATGTTATTAATATCAGGTTGACCTCTCCTAAGTGTTAGACATGTTTCACCAGTCTCCATAGGAGTGTGGTAGCTGATTGCACAGTAATTATATACTTTACGTCAATATCAAAAGCAAGTCCAATTAAAATGGATTACCTTGCCCCGTAAATGACAACTTCTGAAAATAGGTAAAAGGAACAAAAGATGATGTAATTAGGGTCTAGTGCATTTGTGGTGAATTTAGGTTTTGATTATAATGAGAATCTCCGTTTAGAGGTTGTTCTTTTGAAAACGATAGAAGCAATTATAGGTATCGACTACCATATATTACTGAAAAAAGAGCTAGATTAAATAAAAAAATAATTCTAACATCATAGGAGGCAATTATGACTTTTTTAAACACCTTAAAATTAAATTTGGAAAATGAAAAAAAGAGAATGTTATCCGATGCTTTTATGAAAAAACAAGAAGGAATCATTGTAAACTATATAGTGACTTGCAGTAAGGATTCTGCTATTGGCATTAGTAAAAAGGCAATTGATATATTATTGATAATCAATGAAAATACATTTCCTGAATGGCCAAATGTAGATAGATGGCTTTCTATTTTGCCAAAATATTTTACGGATTCTTTTTCAAAATCAAAAATATTGCATAGTGAAGATTGGCTATTTGAAGAGTGGTTATACTGGTTTGAACCTGAAAATAGATTTTGGTTTTTAGGAGAATTAGATCCTGTTGATAATGAGCATTTGAAAATAAGCATAGTTGTACAAGAACACCCTTTTCCAGTAGAATCATTAGAAGTTCTACTTATGAAGCTAGGAACAAGCGAATTACATGAAATTGGTATGGAATGA